CCCAAGGCCCAGAAGATCGCCGCCCTCCAAGAGAAGATTGCCGCCTTGAAGGCCGAGCTTGCCCTCCTCGAAGACGAAGACGAGGACGAGGACGAGATGGATGAGGACGAGGCCGAGGACTGATGGCGTCCCCGGCGTGGCAGCGGGCAGAAGGCAAGGACCCTGAGGGCGGCTTGAACGCTAAGGGCCGCGCCTCGTTGCGGGCCGAGGGCCGGGACATCAAGCGGCCGGTAAGCAAGGAGCAGGCGGCTCGCTCGCCAAAGTCAGCGAAGCGGCGGATCGCGTTTTGCCGCCGGAGTGCTGGCCAGATGAAGATGTTCCCCGATGCTGCAAAGGATCCCAATAGCAGACTTCGCAAGGCACGGAGAAAATGGGATTGCTGACTTGCACAAAATGCAAAGCAGAATACCCGGCAACATTGGAGTATTTTCAAGGCAACGCAAGAAAAGTAAACAAGCTAGATTCGTGGTGCAGGGAATGTCGCAGAAGCTATAAGCGCGGCAAGACATTTCCTAAGGGAATCACAGATTTTGCCAAGGCACTGGAAGCAAGAGGACTGCCTGAGTGCATTATTTGTGGAGATCCAAGAACGGAAAGATTCGCTGTAGATCATGACCACAAAACAGGGTATGTGCGCGGAGCATTGTGCTTGCGGTGCAACATGGGTATCGGACAGTTTCGTGACGACCCAGAGCTTTTAAGGCTTGCTGCACTGTATCTTGAGGGCCGGTGCGCGTGCGGCGAGTGCGAAGTATATTGGGGCGGAAGCCAAGTAGTAGCCACGCAGGAAAACAGTATAACCAAGCAGGAGATAGACCATGCCGAACTTTCGGAATAGCACCCAGAGCACGATTACGGCCGCCGACGGCGCGGTCACCTTGGCCTACCGCCAGTTCTTCAACGGCGGCATTGGCGTCCAGGTGACGGGCACCTTTTCGGCCACGCTGTCGTTTGAGATGTCGATTGACGGCACGAACTTCGTGTCGGTGCTGGCGACCAATGTAAACTCTGGGGGCATCGCCACAACGACCACGGCGACCGGCATCTACAAGTTTGATGTCGTCGGCGCGTTGGTGGTTCGGGTGCGGGCCTCGGCGTACACCTCTGGCACGGCGACGGTCACCGTGGTTGGGATGGCCGGGTGAGCGACAGCGATTTCTTCGGAGGGCGTCGTCGCCGCCGGGGGAACGGGGGCAGCGGCCTGACGCTCTTTTCATGGGTCGTCGGTGAGGGTGTCTCGGGCGGGACGTTCGCCCGGACGGGTGACGCGACGTACAACGCGATCCAGCCGCCGTTCCTGCTCTGGGATTACACGGATGGTGTCTCGGGCGGGACGTTCGCCCGGACGGGTGACGCGACGTACACTGCGGAGAGCTAACCGATGGCCTTGACCGTAGCGACCGCAGGGACGGGAGTAGCGCGGACGGCGCACTATGTGACCCCGACCGGGGCGAGTGCGCCAATCCAGACGCTCCTGCTTGAACCTCAGCGGACGAATCTTGCGCTCCGTAGTGAGGATGTCACGAACGCCGCGTGGACGACTTCGGCGGTTGGGACCGTGGCGGTGGCCGACCAGACCACGGCCCCCGATGGGTTGGTGACGGCGGACCTGTTTCGTGAGGACACGAGCACAGGAAATCACTACAACTCGCAGTCGCCAAGCGTGACGAACGTGGCACACACGTTCTCTGTGTTTTACAAGTTGGCCGCTGGTACGCGCAAGATCGCGTTGTATCACGCTGGCACCAACGTCGGGCGGCAGTTTGACGCGAGCGGCAATAACGACGCTGGCGCGTTCAACGTTCCGGCGGGCGGCTACGGCGTCGAGACGTATGGCAACGGATGGTTCCGAGCGTGGATTACTACGACCCCGGCGGCGGGGACTGCGTCGTGGCGGATGTGGTTGGTGACATCGGCCAACGTGTTGAACTACACGGGCGACGGGACGAGCGGGTTTTACGTCTGGGGCGCACAGGTTGAAGCGGGGGCGGTTCCCTCCTCGTACATCAAGACCGAGGGGACGACGGTGACGCGGAACGCGGACAGCCTCTACTTCCCGTTTACCGTGCCACCGCAAGCGATGACGGTGTATGTGCGGGGGGTCAATGTTGGTGCATACCAGAGCCAGACAAACGCCGCACGCGTGTTGCACATTGGTGACATCAATACGGGAACCGACCCCCGCTTTTCGCTGGTGCGAAATGCTGGCGCAAGTCAGGTGCAAACACTTTATGACGACGGCGTGACGCTGCGTTCCGGCAACGCTACGCCGTCGCCTACTCCCGTGTTGAGCGACATCATTGAGCATCGCGGCGTGCTTTCGTCATCGTGGGTGCCGTCAAGTGGCATCAGCGTTAACGGCGGAGTCGAGCAGACGGGCACGACGACTGCCTCTGGCCCTGCAACGGCGTGGGCTAATCCGCGCCTCTATATTGCTGGTTACGCGGACCACGACCAGTTCGCCTACACCCACATCGCGGTGGTCCCGGGGGTGCAGTCGATGGCGGAGATGCGAGCGATTGCGGGGGTGTCGTAAATGGACGAGTTGATTGTCGCCACCGCTGGCACCGGGGTCGCCCGCACCTCGCACTACGTTACTCCGACGGGGGCTAGCGCCCCGATCCAGACGCTCCTGCTCGAACCCCAGCGGACGAATTTGTGTATTCGGAGCGAGGAGTTTGATACGTGGACGAATATCAGTACCTGCAACGTCACCGCAAATGCTGTCGTCGCTCCAGACGGCACCACTACCGCTGACTTGCTTTCTTCAACTGTTACCGGTTCGAGCCGCGGGCAAACGATCACTTTTACCGGCGACGGTGAAAAGGCAATAGCTCTGTATCTCAAAGCTGGAACGTCGGCGTTGACTCAACTTCGCCTGCTTGACACAACGGCAAGCGCGTTCAGGCACACCGTCGCCGTTACTTGGGTTGCTGGTGTACCATCTTTGTCTACCGCTGGCGGAGCAGGTACGCTATATCCCGTTGAAGCATTGGCGAACGGCTGGTATCGCATCTTGTTTAGTGCGACGGGCGTGGTAGCGGCTAATGTCAACCAGTTACGCGTTCAACCAGACCCCGCAACAGGCACCGGCACCGTCTATGCGTGGGGCGCACAGGCCGAGAACGCCATCGTTCCGTCAAGCTACATCAAGACGCAAGCCACGACGGTCACGCGCAACGCCGACAGCCTCTACTTCCCGTTCACCGCGCCGCCGCAGGCGATGACGGTGTATGTGAGAGGGGTTGAGAACAACCGTGCAACAGACACACTCGCCGGTCAACTTGGTATTGTACAGATTTCAGATGCGGCAGGAAATGACGCATACTTTGCATTGATTAACCGAACCGGTTCTGCTGGGTATTCGAGCCTACACGACCCCGCCGCGCTTTCTATTTCTGGCGCAGTTGGAACTACGGTAACGCGGGGAGACTTGGTAGAGTTTGCTGGTGGAGTCCGAGCAAGCGGCGCGGCATTTCTGAGTATTAGTGTCAATGGTGGCGCGACGACATCAGGCGCTGACGGCACCGCGCAGGCATTTGCGGCAACGTGGTCTGGGCCGAGACTTTATCTGAACTCGCAGGGTAGCGTCAATCCCGGCCAGTTTGCTTTTACCCACGTCATCGTCGCTGCCGGTGAGCAGACGATGGCGACGATGCGTTCTCTCGCAGGAGTTGCCTGATGCGTCCTTCGATGATTGTCACCCTCCCCGTCACCGCGCTCCCCGAGGAGCCCACGGCGGGCTACGTCGTCCTCGGGGTCGTGGACGGCCTCGCGTACGTCCACCTCGCGCCGTGTGCCGAGCCGCAGGAGGTCTACTTCCGCGACGGAGCGTTGAGCACGGAGCCGAACGGCGGACAAGCCGGGGTGCTGGAGACGCCGCGCCCCGCGTTTGCGGAGGGGGCCGACGTGTTCTACGATCCCGCGCCGGATGCGTTCCGGTGGGACGTGTTCGCCGCCGCGCATCCGGACCTGACGACAGAGCAGACGAGCTGGTTGGGCGAGGCGCGTCCGCCGAAGCTGATGGCTCATCAGTGGATGGGCGAGTGAGCCTCGTCATCCACAGCCTTTGGGCGGCGGTGGCGGTGTACTTTGTGCATACCGCCGCTGGCGTGGTGCGGGAGTTCAAGGCCGCGCCGGTGGCACCGGTCCTGCCCCCGCCGGTCGAGATTCCCGAGGATTTGGTGGCCGTGGCCAACCAGGAGCGGGAGCCGTGGGCGCAGGAAGAGGTTCTCCGGTCCATTCGGGAGCGGCATGAGGACCTCAGGGACTGGAATCGGGTTCGGAGCGCCTTTGGCGTCGGGAGAATCGGGTAAATGACGAGTCCGTATATCGAGTCGCTGCTGGACGACGTGGCGGTGCGGGCGATGGAGGGGTTTTCCAACGATCCCGCCACGCCGAATGACGAGGTTGCGCCGAATCCGCCGGAGGATACGGGGGCGACGGTCGAGGAAGACATCGCAGCGCTCCAGCGGGCGCTGTATGGCGCGGATTACCCCGGGGCAGACCCGAATACCGCCGACGATATGCAGGCATGGGCCTCGTGGGGCCGGGGGCTGTGGGAGTCTCGGCGCGAGGCCGTGCAGATGCACCTCCACTTGGTGGAGCGGAACCGGCTGTTCCGGGCTGGTCAGCAGTGGATTTCGGCCAATGGGCTGGGGCCGTGGCGTGAGCCGGCCCGTCCGCGGGATGCGGCTCGCGTGGTCTACAATATGATCGACAAGGCGCTCGACCAGCGCCTGCAGATCCTGATGGACCAGAAGCCGGGCTTCTCGGTGACGCCGACGACGCAGGACCCGGACGATAAGCGCAAGGCGCAGGCCCAGCAGCTGTCGCTGGAGTACCAGTACGAGCAGATGCTGATGCCCCGGCTGGCTCGGGAAGCAGCGTTCTGGGCTCAGACGGACGGCGTGAGCTTCTGGCACCTGTTCTGGGACCCGGACAAGGGCCCGTGGGACGAGCGGCTGGGGATGGCTCCGGGCCAGAAGAAGCCGCTGGGCGACCTCGGGTGCCAGACACTCCGCGTGGAGCAGGTCCGAGTGTCCCCCAACGCGACGGTGTCGCAGGCCCCGCATTGGGTGGTCATCCGCGAGGTGATCACCAAGGCTGAGGCCGCGTTCCGCTACGGCGTGACGGGGCTGGAAGCGGCGGATACCACGATGATGTCGGGTAACCAGCCGACCTATAGCGGGTCGGAGGGCATTGGCGCGTGGGTGCTGACGCAGACCACGATTGGCGAGGGCCAGCGGCTCCGGGACGAGGACGTGACCGAGCGGTTCACGGTCTACGTCGCTCCGCACCCGGACGCCCTCCCTGAGGGTCTGCACCTCATCATCGTGGGGGACACGGTCGTCTTCGGCCCGTCGCCTCTCCTCTGGAACGCCATCCCCGTGGTCGCGGTACGGGACGGCTCCAGCGATCCGTCGTACTACCCGCGCCCGGTGGTGGAGCAGTGGCTCGACCACCAGATGCGCGTGAACGCCCTGTTGTCCAAGTGGGTCGAGAACATCCGCGTGAACGCGGGTGGGCGGTTCCTGACCCGGCCGAACGCGATTGCCACCGAGACGTTTATGGGTGGCGTGACCTCGATGATTGAGATTCGGGGCGCGGGGCCGATGTCGGACTCCATCCAGCCGGTGCAGGGCTTCTCGGTCGGGCAGGACGTAAAGGAGGCGCTGGCGCTGGAGAAGACGGCTTTTGAGGACGCCTCGGGCTGGAACGCGGTCAGCCGCGGCCAGGTCACCGGGGAGTCGGGCCGAGCCATCATCGCCAGCCGTGAGCAGCTGGAGCGGGTGTTCAGCCCCGCCGTCAACGCGCTGGCGCAGGCGTTCACGGACTGGTGCAAGGTGGCGATGGCGGGGATGGCGTGGGGCTACGATGTCCCGCGGGCGCTGGGCGCGGTCGGCAAGGGCCGGCCGGACCTCGCTCGGGCGGTGTCGTCCACGGACCTCGACGGGCAGTCGGATGTCCGGGTGGAGCCCGCGACGCTGATGCCGATGCCGATGGCCTTCCGGCTCTACCTGCTCGACAACTGGCTGCAGTCCGGCATTATCGACATCAAGGAATACCGCCGTCGGCAGATGTTCGCCGTGGCGCGGGATATGTCCAGTCCGGACGAGGATCAGGAGGCACGGGCCAAGCGGGTGGCGGACGCCATCCGGATGGGCGCGATGGTCCCCGAGCTTCGCTGGCAGGACAACGAAGCGATTCATCAGGACGTACTGGAGCGGGAGATTCTGCTTCAGGACGACCTGGACCCACAGATTATTGCCGCCGCGCAGGAGCGGTGGACGGCCTTGGCAAATCAGGCCGCACAGAAGCAGGGGGCGATGGCTCCGCCGATGGGCGGGGCACCCCCGGCTGGCCCCGGTCAACCGACCGGTGTGCCCTCCTTCCCCGCGGGACAGCTGCCGCTGGCCAGCAATAATCCGCCGATTGGGGCCCTTGGGGCCCTGCAGGAGGCCCAGATGGGCCAGTCGCCGGATCAGATGTTGGCGGGCCAGTCCGACACCCTGTCGCGCCAATTTTAGGAGCTGGACCGATGGACATTCAGCAAGCTCTGGCCGACGCCGCGTCGGCGGCCCTCGCGGACACCACCGCGAGCGCCACCCCCACGCCCGCCGTGCCGGCTCCCGCTGACACGCAGGACGACACCCCAGCCGCTGCGGCGGTTGAGGCCCCGGAAGATACCACGGCAGTCACCCCGGAAGACACCACGGAAGACGCCGAGCCCTCTGAAGCAGAGGCGACCGAGGAGACGACCGAGGAGGCCACACCGGAGTTGCCGGGTGGCTATGTCGCGGTGCCGACGGTCACCGAAGGGCTGGCGACGGAGTTCACGCTCAAGGATGCCGAGGGTGAGGTCGAGGTGCCGGACCTCATCGTCGAGTACAAGGCGAACGGCAAGGTGCGGCAGGACCGCTTGGACAAGGTGGTCAAGCTCGCCCAGTTCGGCGTGTACAACGAAGAGCGCGAGCAGAAGATGCAGCAGGCGGAGCGGGACGCGCTGTCGCTCAAGTCGGAGCGTGAGGAGCTGTCCCAGCTCATCGAGGAACGGGAGGCCCAGCTGGAGCGCCTTCTGACCGACGAAGATTATTTCTTGGCCGTGCGGGACGCCTTCTCGCAGGAGAACTCGCCGGAGCGGCGAGCCCAGCGGGCCGAGCAGCAGGTGAAGGACCTCCGGGTGCAGACGGAGATGCAGCGCATCACGGAGGCAGGACAGCAGTTCTACACGGGGGAGGTGCAACCGGCAATCCAGCTGATTGCAGAGGCGCTCCCCTCCGTGTCGCGGCAGGAGTTGGAAGAGCGGATGGCGTATGCCATGCAGCTGCACGCGGCGGTCGCCCCGAACGGGCAGACCTATCTCCCCGCGTCACAGTTTGACGCCGCTCGGCAGTACATCGTGCAGGACCTGGCAATTTGGGCCCAGATGCAGCATGCCCGGCGTAGTGAGTCTGCCCCTTCCCCGCAGGTCAAGGAAGCGCAGGCCGCGGTCGCCAAGGCGCAAGTCGAGGCACAGAAGGCCAAGCGGGCGGTGGGGCAGGCCACGAAGCCCGTGGGTCGTGCGGCGAGCAATACCCCGGCCAAGCCCAAGGCCGCCAAACCGGCGACCGTGGATGACGCCCTCGATTCCGCGATGTCGGAAATCATGGCGTCCATCCGTTAACCTCTAGTTTTCCACACACACTCTCATGCCGAATCCTACCGTTATCACGGATGCGGAACTCACTGGTCTGCTGAAGAACGTTTACAGCCAGTTCCGCGAGAAGGTCCAGAACCTCGTCACCCCGCTTCTTGCCCAGCTGGAGAAGGGTCGGGCGGGCGGCCCCCGCAACATGCGCTGGGGCGGCAACAACGTGTTTTTCGATGTCGTGACCGGCCGTCCGGCTGGCGCGACGTTCTCGTCGGCCGGGTACTTCCCGCCTGACACCACCGCGACGGAAGTGCAGGCGAACGTCGGCGTGGTTCGTGCGTACACGACCCGCCAGATCGACGGCCTCGCCTTCGTTGGCACGCAGTCCAAGGATGCCGCTTTCACCACCATCGCCAAGAAGACGATGGAGGAGATCAAGGAGGCGTCCACCCTGCTCATGCAGCAGGCGCTCCACAATAAGGCGGATGGCGTCGTCGCCCTCATCGGCACGGCTTCGTCCACCACGAGCATCATCGTGTCGTCCCCCTACGGCGTGAGCGGCGCGGGCCAGGGCTCGCTCCTCCTCTCCGTGGGTGACTACATCGCGGTCCTCGACACCTCGTCGTCGGACGCGGTGCTCGGCCGCTCGGCCATCACCGCCATCAGCAACAGCGGCGACAACGCCACGCTGACGCTTGGCACGGCCATCTCGGGCATGGCGGCGACGGACAAGATTGTCAAGGCGACCGCCTCTGACACCTCGTTCAACAGCGCTATGAACGGGCTCATCAACATCACCAACCGCGGCGGGTCGTATGCCTCGCTGCACAACATCTCGGCCTCCACCTACGGCATCTGGGACGCGACGCGCCTCGTGGCCGGCACGGATACGCCGGATGCGAACCAGCCGACCGAGTCGGACATCTGGGACCTTATCCAGAAGATCTCTGGCCGCAGCGGCAAGGACGCGATGGTGCGTCCGAAGGACTTCCTGCTCATGACGACCCCGGGCCTCGCCAAGAAGCT